CTCGGGAAAACTTGACCTTGACGACCTCAAACTCCCCTTCTTATGAAAACAGAGCTCGAAACGTGGCTGAAAATAAAAGCCGACTGCGAAGCCGCCATTGAAAAGCACGGTGCAATAATCGAAGCCTACACCGACCGCGGCCAAATGACCATACGAGCCAATCCGGCTATAGCTTCCCTGGCCCAGGCAAAGCGAATGATAGAAAAGCTCCAGAAGGAGATAAGCAACCAGATGACCCTTGACTTATGACCTGGACCGAAGAGATTATAGAAAAGTATTGCGTACTCACGGAGGACGCAAAGGCAGGCACCCCGGTCCGACTAATGGACTGGCAGAAGGACCTAATCCGCCGGAGCGAAGGCAAGCGCCTGGTGTGGCTGGAGATCCCGAGGAAAAACGGGAAGAGTGCGTTTATTGCAATGCTGGCAATCGCCCACCTACTGAAGGGCTGGAAGGACAACAGCAACCCCCAGGTAATAATTGCCGCCGCCACCAGGGAGCAGGCCGGTATACTGTTCGGCTACGTCCGCAACACGATCCTAATGAACCCGGTACTTAAGCAAGCCCTAATACCCTACCGCCGGGAAATCCACCTCCAGGGAAAGCCCGGTTTCCTTAAGACAATCACCAGCGACGGCCTCAGCAACCACGGCGCCAACCCGTCGCTAATCCTCTGCGATGAGGTCCACGCCTGGAACGAGCACAAGGGACCGGAGCTGTGGGAGGCTTTGCGCACTTCGATGGCAGCGCGCCCGTCTCAGATGGTAGCCATTACCACGGCCGGCGGTGCCTTCACCTTCGCGCATAAGTGGCACGAATACGCCACCAAGGTGCTGAGCGGCGATATCGAAGATGAGAGCTTCCTTCCGATTATTTACGGGGCAAAGGACACGGAAGACCCGCACAGCCCCGAGGTCTGGGCAAAGGCCAACCCGAGCCTGGGCGTTACGGTTACGATGGAGTACCTCCAGGAACTTAGCAACACGGCCAAGCACGACGAGCCTACCCTCCTTTCGCTGCGCAAGCTGCACCTAAACCAATGGGCAGGCAGCGCACAACCGTATATTGAACTCGGCACCTGGAACCGGTGCGCCGCGAAGGAGCCCATCGGCCTGGCGAACTGGAGGTGCTACCTCGGCGTCGACCTTGCAGCTGTTAACGACTGGACCGCATACGTCTTGCTTTTCTGGGATGGCAGCGATCGCTTCTACACGAAACAGTACTACCAGATTACGGAGCACAGTATGAACAAAAGGAAAAACAAGTACCCCAACCTGGTCCGGAACTGGGAGAAAAACGGACACGTCGAGATACTACCAGGGGAAGTAAACACCACCCCGGACCGAGTCCGCCGGATCCTGGAGATTTGCGACGAATGGCCGGTCGAGGCTGTATTCTTTGACCCGTGGAATGCAGCCGAGACCATCGACCAGGTACGGCAGAAGTTCGGGGCAAAGTTCTGCTTTGAGGTCCGGCAGGGCGTCCTAATGATAAACGAACCAATGAAGCTACTTTACCGCCTGGTCCAGCAGCGCCGCATAGGCCACGACGGCAACCCGGTGACTGCCTGGCATATCAGCAACACCACGCTCCAAATTGATAAAAACGATAACTGGACGTTCAACAAAAAGAACGCTCCGGATAAGATAGACGGGACCGCCGCCCTTATTACAGCCCTTGCCGGCTACGTGCACAATGCCCAGGCGAACCAGTCAGTTTATCAGACTGAAGATATTATTTTCGTGTAGTTTGTTTTGATAGAATGTACTTCGTAATATTTGCGCAATGGCCTCCCTACTCCAACGAGTGACCCGCTCTATTAGCGGCATTATTTCCCCGAAGCCCTGGCTTTACCAGCTTATTGGTGGAACCAGCACCAACGCCGGGGAAACCGTCAACAGCAACAACGCGCCCACGGTCTCGGCAGTCTTCGCCTGCGTCTCCCTTATCAGCGATACCATTGCCTCCCTGCCTTTCCACCTTTACGCGGAGAGCGAAGACGGTAAGACCCGAGTAAGCTCAGAGCTGGACCGCCTGGTAAGCCGCAAGCCTTCCGAGGCCTACAATTCGTACTACTGGCGCCAGGCAATCATTAACAGCCTATTGCTTCGTGGTAACGCCTACATACTTCCGGTCCGCAGCCGTGGCCGCATTACTGCCCTGGAGCTAATCGATACCGACCTGGTGACCATCGACACCACGAGCGGCGCCCTTATTTACAGCCTTTACCTGCCTGGCGGCGTTACTATGCGCCTGCAGCCTTCCCAGATAATCCACCTAAAGGCGTGGACCATCGACGGCATTAACGGACTGAGCCCCATTATTTACGCAAAGGAAACTATCGGCACCGCGATGGCTGCGAATAAGCACCTCGGCGGCTTCTATGGTAACGGTGCAATGCCCAAGGGAATCCTGCAACTGGACGGCTCTATCCGGGACGTGGATCGCTTGCGGGAGCTTGGCAACCAATTCGACCGCCGGTACAGCGGCTCCAATAGCGGGAAGACTGCCGTACTTACAGCAGGCGCTGAGTACAAGGCCGTAGGAATTTCGATGCAGGACGCGCAATACATTGAGTCGATGCGCTTTTCTGTTGAGGAAATCTGCCGCATTTTTAAGGTGCCGCCGCATAAGGTAGGCCACCTGCAGGGCTCCAGCTTTAACAGTTCAATAGAAGCCCAAAACGCCCAGTTCGTCTCCGACTGTATCCGGCCGCTTTGCGAGGCCATCGAAATGGAGTTCACCAACAAATTGGTGACCGGAAACCTGGAGTTTGAACTGGATCTAAAGAGCCTAATGCGTGGCGATATGCTGGCCCAAGTTCAGCGCAACGTATCCTACTGGAACATCGGCGCAATCAGCGCCAACGAAATCCGCAAGAGCGAAGGCCTGGCCCCCATTGAAGACGGGGACGAATATAACAAGCCTCTGCATATGTCACCAACCAACGATATCCAAAATGGCACAATCAACCGAGAAGGAGATACGGAGCCTACCGCTTAACGGCGGCAGCCAGGAAGGCCTAATCTTTGGCTATGCAGCCAATTACGAAGCCTACGATATGGGCGCTTTTAATGAGCGCATAGAGCGCAGCGCCTTTAAAGACCTGGACGGCTACGATATTCACGCCCTACTAAATCACAGCTACGACCACGTACTGGCTCGCCGGAACAGAGGGAAGGGAACGCTGGAGCTGCGCGCAGATGAGCAGGGCCTTTACTTTGAGTTCAGCGCCCCAGAGACCAACACCGGCAAGGAAGCCCGTACATTGATTGAACGCGGCGACCTGGACCAGGCCTCCTGGGCTTTCACCGTGAAAAGCGAGCGCTGGGAGAACGTGAAGGGCGAAAAGCCTACCCGCGTAATTACAGAGGTAGCCGAAATCTACGATATCAGCCTCACGCCGCGCGGGGCAAATCCCTCTACCGCTGTGGCGATGCGAAGCCTGGAGAGCGCCCTGGCGGCCGAGGTGGTAGAACCAACAGAAACCGAAATTTTAAACCCCACTAATATGGACCAACACCAAGAATCTGCGGAAAACCCCGCAGCTGGAGTGGACGCCTCGGCTTTGGCCGGAGGCTTGAGCTCCTCACAGAAGCGCGATATGGCACGCTTTAACATCGTTAAGGCAATCCGCGAAGCCCGCAGCGGTAAGCTGACTGGCGTAGAAGCCGAAATGAACCAGGAAGGTCTGGCCGAGCGTCGCCGCTTGGGCTTGGACACACGCGACGCACAGATGGGCGCCGTACACTTGCCCGACTTCTTGAACAAAGAAATGCGTACCAACACAGTTACCGGCGGAACCGGCGGCAACTTGGGCGGCGATTTGGTCTACACGGACCCAGGACGCTACGTAGATTTCCTTTACCCGAATACTCCAATGCTGGGCCTTTGCTCTGTAGCCGAGAATTTGGTAGGTAACGTACAGTTCCCTGTACAGGACACGGACTATACTTTGGCTTGGAACACCGAGACCGGAGCAGCCTCTGCCCAGGACTTGACTTTCTCCACGATCACGATGAGCCCCAAGCGCGCCGTAATCGCTGCCGCTGTATCTAATCAGCTTTTGGCGCAGGAGTACAGCCAAGGTATCCAGGCACGTATGGTTAACCAGCTGAACCAGTCGTTCAACAAAGGCCTTGAAGCTGCTGTTTTGACTGGAACTGGAAGCTCCAACCAGCCCACCGGTATCTACACCGCTTTGAACGGTACTGCCCAAGATTTGGCCCTCGGAGCTATCAGCTACGACGACCTGGTCGATATGGAAGCTTTGCTGGCTGCTAACAACGCCCTCGGCGGACGCCTGGGCTACGTTACCCACCCCAACGTGGTAGCGAAATTGAAAAAGACAAAGGTAGACGCAGGCTCCGGCCGCTTCCTGGTAGAAGGTATGTTGGACCCAGTCCAGACCGCCAACGGTTACAATATCTACTCTACGACTTTGAGCAAGCGCACCAGCGGCACGCCAGACACTTACGGCTTGTTGTTTGGTAACTTTGAAGACGTTCAAATCGGATTCTGGGGCGGCGCCACTTTGTTGGTAGACCCTTATACCGAAATGCTTTCTTCTACTGTACGTATCTACGTGGAGCGCTTTATGGATATTGCAATTTTGCGCCAGAAGAGCTTTGTAATCGCTGACGACGTAACGATCTAAATGACAACCGCCAACTACACCCCCGCAGCTATTAACCTCACCGAGGTAAAAGCTTTTTGCCGAGTGGATAACTCCGCAGACGATAGCCTCCTTACCTTCCTTTACAACGCAGCTTGTGAGGAAGCGTTGAGCTACGCGCAGGTGGTCGTAGGTACGGCAACGGTAACCGTGGTGACCAACTGGGCAGAGTATTACACTCTGCCCTTTTGGCCGCTCGGTGCTATTACGCACGTTAAGGTAGACGACGTGGCGGATACCGAGTACACGCTTTTAAACGGCGTACTAACTCCCTCCATCGAGGGCGACAAACTGGAGGTGGTGTATGCGGCCGGTTACGGCTCCAGCACACCCAAAGACATTATGCACGCGATTTACCAACGCGTAAAATACGGCTACGACTACGGCGACGACTTGCCGCAGAACGCACCGCGCTTTTTTGACCGCGTCCTATTTCGTTACAAAAACACTCTGTGACCTTAGACCGCCGGATAACCTTATACAGCCCAACTGTAACAACCAACAACAGCGGGCAGGTGCTGCGTTCCTTCGCGAGCGCTGGCACTTGTTACGCACAACTGGTAATAAACGAGCAGGCAGGCACGGAGGCTTTTGTATCGGATCAGATGCAAAGCTCGGCCGTGGTGCTGTGGCGAGTGCGTTACCGTACCGACGTCCTGGGCTCCTGGGAGTTGGACCACAACGGACAACGGTACGAAGTGCTAAGTGCCCTACCCGAAGGAAGGCGCCGGTACACACTAATTAAAAGCCGACTCAAAGACAATGCCTAAAAACGGTATACAAGGCTTTGAGAAACTTCGGCGGGACCTAAAGAACGCCCCCGAGAAAATTCGACTGCAGGAATTGTACAAGGAACTGCGGGCGGAGGCTACCCCTTTACGCAATGCGGCACGCCAGGAGGCCTACGCTGACGTAAAAAAGCCAGGAACTCGCAACCTTTGGAAAAGTATTAAAGTAACCCGGGCCCGCATTAAATCCTACCGCGACCAGATAGCCGTATGGATCGGACCAACCCGAGTAACCGCAGTAAAGGAAAACCGGCAGGCCTATCCTTTTATGCAGCTTTTCGGCTCCAAGTTTTACCCAGCCAAAGATTTTATGGGCAAGGCCTGGGAGAAGGAAGGCGCACAGAGCCGCGCTAAAATTGACCGCGTGGGCCGTTCCCACTTCCAACGCAAACTAAAGCAGGCGCTGCAATGAACTACCTTAAGATAATGCGCGACGCTTTGCTGGCTGCCCAGGCCCTGCCCGTCTACGCGATGGCAGCGCCCCAGGGAACCACAGCCAATCACATAGTATTGCAGCTGGACAGCTTGGACGTAAGCGAGACCAAAGACGGCTACAAGATGCAGGACGCCAACGCACAGGTTTACATATACCACACGGACGCGGACAGCGCCCAGACTATCCTGCAATCCATCCGCACCTACCTTGCCGCCAACGGCAATTCTGCCTACCTTTCGGCTTGGATGACCAACCTACAGACCTTATTTAACCAGGACGAAGAAACCGTAATCCTGGCCGCAGATTTCACTTTCACCATTAAAACCGCATAGCTATGGCGACTAATTCCGGTACCGAATTCCGCGTACTACTTTCCACCGACGGAACCACCTACAAAGGTTTCGCAAATGAAACCGAGTGCAGCTTTGAGATCACAAGCGACACCCGCGAAACAACCAGCAAGGATTCCGCAACTTGGCGCACCTACGTACCAAACGCACGCACCTGGACCGCATCCGGTACGGCTATCTTTGGAGACGACGACGCCACCAAATGGAACCCGGACGATTTGTACACCTTGGTCGGTACAACTGTTACTATTAAATTGACGCCTTGCGCCGCTGGATCAGTTACGCCAGTAGTAGGAGAGAGCGCTTTAACTGGCTTGGCTGTACTGACTTCTTTCTCCAGCTCACAGCCGGACAAGGATAACGGTACTTTTACCTTCAGCTTGCAGGGCGCAGGCGAATTGGTTAAATCTACAAACGCATAAAAATGGAAAAGGGCACAAAGTTTACGCTGGGAGCGGCGTTGTTATTCGAAGAGTTAAGCGGCAAGAAAATGGCCGAGCTTGGCGATGGTTTAGGGTTGAAGGAAACAGTTATTTTGCTATATGCGCAGAAGTACTGGAGCCAGCCGGAGCGGCCTACCTTGGAAGCTTTCACTTTGGAAATCGGCGCCACCGAAATTAACGAGCTCCCGGCGTTACTCAACGCCCCTTTTTTCCCCCAGGAGGTCCAGTAAAATTACTGGGCCTCCTACTCGGGAGAATAGGCCTCAGTAAAGCGGACGCCCTAAGCCTAAACGGCGAAGAGGTAGAGGCTGTACTGGAGGCTTACACAGAGGGCGAGAAAGACAACTGGAAGCGCACGCGATGGCACGCCACTATAGTGGCAAACTTTAGCGGCAACGCAAAAAGGTCCGGGCTTAAGCCTACGGACTTCTTTAAATTCGAAGAGGAAAAATACAGCTCCGGTATCCGCGAGCTTTTTAAAATAGCAAAGGATGGCGGACACGATAATCAGTAGACTACTTCTCGGGCTTGATACCCGGGAGTTCCGCAACGGCATCCGAAACCTGGACCGCGACCTCCAAGGCTTTTCTAAAAACATACAGAACCTGGGCGGCTTTATTGGCGCCACCTTTGCGGTCGGAGTTATCCAGGACTTCACGATGGAAGCCATTAAACTGGGCGACCAACTGGCTGCAGCGCAGCAAGGCTTTGAGCGTTTTGGTAACGCTGCCGACCTGGAGAAACTGAAGACCTCCACCAAGGGAATGGTTTCGGAGGTGAAGCTACTGCAGCAAGCCATCCAGGCCGGGAACTTTGGAATTCCCATCCAGGAGCTGGGCGACCTTTTCGCCTTTGCCCAGGCACGCGCCCGGGAAACTGGCCAGGAGGTAGATTTCCTTACGCAGTCTATTGTTACCGGTATTGGCCGTAAGAGCCCGCTAATCCTGGATAACCTTGGCATATCTGCCATCCAATTGAAGGAACGTCTGGGCGGAGTAAGCGCTGAAGCTGCAACCATTGGCGACGTGACTAAGGCCGTGGCGGCAATCGCTAAGGAGGAACTGGCCAAGATGGGGACCAGCACCCTAAGCGCTACGGAAGAGGTGACCCAATTCGCTACCGAGTGGGAGGACTTTAAGGCAGACTTTGGTACAGCCATTGCCCCCGCTGTAGTAACCTCCTTGCGATGGATCAAAAAGGAATTTAAAGAAATACGTGAATTTGCAAAGGACGTATTTGCCCTGCCCGGCAAAGGCTTAAAAGGGCTGGCAGATATTACTACCGGACTTATAGGCACTACCGGAGGCGCCACAATGAGCAAGGCGCCCAACTATATGGAGCTTTACCAAAAGCAGTTCCCGCAAAAACAGGAGCAGGAAAAGCCCATAGAAAAGACTACCGTAGCAATTAAAGAGCAGGGCTCGGCCCTGGCCGACACAGTACGGCAACTGGAGCAATACCAGCAGGCGGTAAGAGACCTGCTGGAGTTTAACGAAATGGCTCCGGACTACTTGGAGGATGTCAATGCTGAACTTTTTAAAGGCTCTGACTACTGGTTCACTTATGGCGACCGGATGGCGCAAGCCTTGGACACCTCGGCTCTGGAGGAATTTATGCTCACCTGGTCGGATACAGTCGACGAAGTAATACCTGGCATAGTAAACCTATCCAGCCAATACGAGCGCTTGAATGGCGTAATTGGCGCCGTAGCCGGAACCATCGGCAACGTGCTTCAAGAAAGCTTTACTGCAGCCCTTACCAACGGCGAGGACTTCTTTAAGGTCTTCCTGGATGGTCTTAAGAAAATGGCTATGCAACTGGCAGCAACTGCCGGAGCAGCTTTGGCCCTTTCCATTATTCTGAAATCGATGGGCATCGGAGCCGGAGCGAATATCGGTCAGCTGTTCCGAGTGGTAGGCGGGCAGATGGGACTACCAGGCCTTAGCGGCTCAACCTTTAACCCAATGACTGGAGCAGTAGAGGGCGGCCTATTTGGTGGCCGCACTACCTTGCGAGGCAATGATATCTTTTTGGCAAACAGCCGGAGCGGCTATGATTTAGGTAGAATAGGTGGCTAAAACAAGATACGCAATCGGAGAAACGGCGGCCCATACTTTTGAAATTATGGACCTCAACGGGGCTACCTGGAGCAGCTTCGAGTTCCACGTTTACGACTGGGAAGTAAACTACCAGGCAAACGACGCCTACCAGCCAGGTATAATCCCATCCACGTTAACGCTGGAAATCCTAATCGGAGACCGGGACAGTATTACCGGCCCGCTTTATGACCTAATGACGGACAGCACCGGGCGCTTTGTAATCCAGGTCTACAAAACCGGTGTAGTGGACCTTTGGCGTGGATGGATACAGCCGGAGCTTTGCTCTGTGGAGTTAATAAACGGCCAGCGAGTAATCCGCTTGGAGGCTTCCGATGGCTTTGGCTTCCTGGATGCCACCACCAACCGCTTGGACTCCGGAGGCATTGCCACCGGCCTGGTGCCCATTACTTCCCAGCTTGCGGAAATCCTGCGCTACGGTAAGTACTTCGACCTCTTCCGCAATTTCGTTATTGCAGCTTGCAAGCAAGGCTACTACGTCGGCTCCAACACAGATGAACAACCTGCCGGTGGTGAATCGCTGTATTACGCCGCTTGCATATACGAAAACTGGATGTATGAGCTTACCTCTAACCAGCGCAACTTCCGAAATATACGCGAGGTCCTGGATGACATTTGCACCACCTTTGGCCTGCAATGCTTCCAGGTCCAGGGCTATATTGCCTTCCGCCCTATATACGACGACAACCCGACGACCTGGTACGAATATGATTTAGCGGGGGACCATAGCGTCTACCCGGTAGTTCTGGGAGGCACCACCTCCATAGTGCCCCAGAACGGTGGCCTCGAAATGGCAAAGGCTGCGGTGCGTGAGTGGTGGGTTAACCACACAATAAACGCACCTACGCTAATTAACCAGGACGACGTGCCCAGCACACGTACAGCGGAGTTTATTGGCACGGTAATACCTACGGGCTCCAACAACTTAAAGTATTGGCTGGACGCAATTTTTGACGTAATCCTCCCCGCGAACTATGGTAGCCACACCGTAGGCTTCCGGGTTACTTACCGCTGGCAGTTTAATGGCTACTATTGGAACGGTACCGCCTGGACTACTACGCCATCCAACGCTACGTACAACTTTACGGAGGCCCTGGACAACCCGGACCCTGCGCCATTGGAGACCCAGGTACAGCACACGGTGGCCAACAATAAATCGATGACCAACCTTCCGAATATCGGACCCAACGACGTATACCTTACCGTATCCATTACACGGACAAGCGGCCCAGCGCTTACCATAGTGAACAGTAACTGTACGTATAAACTGGAATACGCCCAGACCCTTGGGCAGTACCTGGTATACCTAATCGACAACAACAGCAAGGCCATCGGAGAATACCGGGAGAGCACTACGCGCCTGGGGGATAAGTACGTAGCCAACCCAACCACACCGACAGCCACCGCCAACGAGCTGCGCATATACCTGGACACGGCCCGCGCCAGTCAGATAGGAAACGCTACCTGGGGCGACAATCGGCAGCCGCTTATCTATGCGGTCTATTACGACCTGGTTTCCAAGCTGGCGAAACCTCGGCAGTACTATGAGCTGGACACAGTTACCCAATACTACGACTACAGCAAGCGGATGAACTTTGGCGGCGAATACTACCGCCCTATTAACCTTACCATCCGGGAGGACGAAAGCAGCGCCACCCTTATTAAAATTGAAACGGACACCCCGACGCCGTAATTTGTACTTTTGAACTATGAGAGCAGCCCAATTTTTAGCCATTATCGGAAGAGGTAGCAAAGGCAGCAACGCCTTGGAAAACACCGAAGACCGCGCAGGTGCCACCAGCGAGCAGCAGGACAACGTAATAAACACCGTTAACAGCCTGGACCCCTACGGCCCAAGCTGGCAGCTGGTGCCTGGTAACGTATCTGAGGACGTGGTACGTGCGCAAATTCCTACCAGCGGAATCGGTGACCTTACCTTTACCCGTGCGAGCGATGCCACCCGTACCAATTCGGCAGGGGTGATTGAACGTACTCCGTGGAATTTGGTTACGTGGAGTGAGCAGTTTGATAATGCTGCTTGGTCAAAAAATACTGGAGGCACCAGTACCGTAACTGTGACCGCAAATGCTGGAATTGCACCTAATGGAACGAATACCGCTGAACGAATACAACTCACAAGAGATGCATTAGGATTTGCACAAGTTACACAAACGGTAGGTGCTTTAGCTAATCAATCATATACATTTAGCGTTTACCTGAAATCTTTAAGCGGTACGCCAAGAGTTATGTTTGGGTCTTTTGGAGGCACAAACGCTCAAACTGCTGTTTTGACAAACGAGTGGGTTCGCTATACTTGGACTGCTACTGCTCCAAGTACATCAGCTTTTGCAATGCTAATGATATGGGGAGGCATTGCGTCAACTTCATTGAGTGCTGATTTTTTAGCTTGGGGATACCAACTGGTAGAAGGCACAGACGCAAAGCCCTACTTCGCAACCACCAACAGACAAGACGTACCACGACTGGACTACCGCAATGCAGACGGGAGTGTAAGCACTTGTCCTCGCCTCTTGCTTGAACCCCAACGCACCAACTCCATCCGCAACTCCACGATGGTGGGGGCGGTGGCGGGAACGCCTGGGACTTTGCCTACGAATTATGGAGAATACCTTAGTGGATTAACTAGAACTGTTGCAGGTATTGGAACTGAAAACGGAGTTCCATACATTGATTTGCGTTTTAATGGAACGGCATCCGATACTATTATTTTAATAAACTTTGAAACAGCTAGCGGTATATCGGCATTAAATGGTCAAAATTGGAGTAGTTCATTTTATGTAAAAACAATAGCAACGTCACAGCCGCCATTAAAATACTCCTTGCGGTCTACTCAAAGAAGTTCTGGTTCAAATGTAGGTTCTTTTATTTTAGAATTTACACCAACTACAACGCTAGCAAGATACACGCAAACCTTTACAACAAACAATGCGACAATAACTCACATACAACCGTACATATCATTTGACCTTACCATCGGCCAAACCTACGACTTCACCATCCGCATCGCTGCACCTCAAATGGAATTGGGGGCATATGCTACTACGTTCATTCCTACCACTACGGCTGCGGTGACGAGGTTGGCGGACTTGGCAATTAAAACGGGAGTTTCTTCGTTGATAGGGCAGACGGAGGGGACTTTGTTTTTTGAGTTTACTGGACCAACTCAAAGCAATGTTTATTTTAGCTTGTCTTCCGCTTTAGGTTTATCAAATACTATTTTAGTAGGTATAAATCCATCATCTCAGCTAAATGCTCGCATTTTTGCAAGTTTCCCAACTGTCGCTGTAAATGTAGGAACTTTTGCATATACAGCTGGTCAAAGTTACAAAGTTGCTTTTGCGTATAACTCAACTCAATGCGTCCTTGCCGTAAATGGTTCTTTGCAGACAACTGGTGGATTTGCAGGATTTCCTGCGGGCACATTGAGTAGAATTGGTATAGATAACGCATCGGGTACTCAAGTTTTAATAGGAACCCACAATCAAGCTGCCCTATTCCCCACCCGATTGACAAACGCCCAACTGGCAGCAATTACTACGCTATGACCTGGAAAAAATACGAATTCACCGCCACCGCCTGGAAGACTTTAAGCGCCACGATCCAGGAGCAAAACGAGGAAGGTACCTACTGGGGCCCTGCGGTGCTGGCCGTGGTGGAGTTGGGCAAACTGTGCAAGGCCTACGGCACGGACGCGGAAGGAAACGAAATCTGCACCAGCCGCAGTACCAGGCTTTCCGTGGATATCCTATGGGCTGGCGATGTACTTCCTAACTTCGCCCAGTACGAAGTAAGCCCTGCGCCCGGCACGGAGGCGCACCAATTTGCCGGAATGGCTTGGCCAAATGAGTGAGAGCGGAATTCAAGACACAGCCAAAGTTTGGCTATTTAGCCTACTTAGCGTGATCGTTTCCAACGCCCAGCTCGCGCTTGGCCTTACGTTAATGGGGGCCAACCTCGGTTACACCCTTTGGAAATGGCGCCGGGACTACCTTAAAGAAAAGCGTAATGCAACTAAGTGAGCACTTCACCTACGCCGAACTAACCAGGAGCACCACGGCAGTCCGTAAGGGAATAAGCAACGCGCCAACCAAAGAGCACGCGGCCAACCTGGTGCAACTGTGCAACGAGGTGCTGGAGCCATTGCGTAAGCTGTACGGCCGTCCTATCCGCATAAGCTCCGGGTACAGATCGGTAGCTTTAAACAAGGCCGTAGGAGGCAGTTTGGCGTCGCACCATTGTTTAGGAATGGCGGCCGATATTGACCAGGGAAGCGCTGCCGAGAATATGAAGATATTTAACCTGCTAAAGGCTTACGGTAATTTTACCCAGCTTATTTACGAGTTTGGGAATTTAGAAGACGGCCCCGACTGGGTGCACGTTTCATACGACAAAGACGACTTGAGCCGCGAAATACTGCGGGCGGTCCAGGTCGGTAAAAAAACGCAGTACGTTAAATGGAAGTAATATGACACAGGACGAAATGGTAGTGTTGGTTATCAGCTTTGCTGTTGGCCTCATTTTTAAGCGCCCGGGTATCGTACAAGCAGCTTTTGATAAGGTGTTTAGGAAAGGCAAGTAATTGAAGCTGCGATACTTGGAGGGGGACTACGGTCCCCTTTTTTTATTTTGTTTAAAATTTATTTGCAGAATTAAAATAAGTGGTGTAGTATTGCTGTATCCTAAAACACCTTTTTATGAAAAACCTACTGTTTTACCTTAAGCTATTTGTAGCCGGCTTTTCGTGGCTCTACTTCTGTTTCTGGCTTGCGTCGTGACGGCCGAATTTTACAACAAGCTGGCGCAGTTCCACGCCGCTGGCTTTAACAGCACACGCGCCCAGGCGCAGGTAATCGCTGACGCAACCGGAGAGAGCCCTACACGTATCTACCAGGTCCTGCTATTTATCCGGGACCAGAACGATATAGTAGAGCTAATGGACAAAACCCTTAATCAGATTAAAAATGCATAGCCTCGAACTTGCAGAGGGACACCTTGCCCGCGTGGAGAGCACCCTCAATTCTTTGTATGGCCGCTTTGCGCAGAGCTCGCAGCCTATGGATCGTTATTACCTTTTGGTAATGCAGGAAGCGCTGGTACGTGTTCAGAAAGCCCGCTTCGAGCTGGCGTCCGTTTCAACCTATGAAGTTCCTTCCCAATGGTAGATACAGCCCTATTAACCCGCACCCTGGACCAGGTCGAGGGCGGAAGTATTCCAGCCTACCAGGCCGTGGTAGATATTCGCACCAGCATAAAGCTGCTGGAGGAAGCGCTGGACCAAGTAAAGGAGCAGGCCACCGCCGAAATTAAAGACCTCGGCGCTACGTCTTACAAAGGCTGGCGCGTGGAATTTATGGCAGGCACCGCACGCCACAGCTTCGACCACATTGACGAATGGCTGGTACTTAAAGGGAAACTTTCCTTTGTTGAGCAGCAGGCCAAGATGGCCCGCGCTGCCTGGGAGAAAGGCCGCCATATCCTGGACCAGGAAACCGGCGAAATCTTCCCGCCAAGCCAAGTAAAATACACAACCGACACCGTTAAAATAACTGTACAAAAATGAGCACAATAGACTTTCAAAAAGGCCACAATATGGTCTTAACCGGCTTGGCCCAATGGGCGAAAATTACAGAGGCTTCCGGTCCTTCTGACTTTAGCAAAAAGTACCAGCTTAATCTGATCCTGGCAAAGGAAAGCATCGACGAACTGGCGAACCTCGGAGAGCGGGCTTACGTGGCTGTGGTGAAGGTGGAAAAGATGGACAAAGAGACCGAAAAGATGGTCCGAGTTCCGGCTTTCATTACAGCGAAAAGCTCCAACCTTCCCCAGGTCTTTACGCTGGACAAAAAGCCCTACACCGGGCTAATTGGAAACGATAGCCTGCTGAAGGTAAAGGTGACGCTGAAAGCGTACGAATATATGGGAAAGAAGGGCCTTACCGTCTACTTAAACGGTGCCCTTATTTTGGAGCTAAAGGAGTACACCGGGGGAGCGAACCTGGACGATTTGTGGCAAGGTGTTGACGTAAAGCAGGCCCCAGTAGATGACCTTCCGTGGTAAGAAATCAAAGCGCGGCGAAATAGCCGCGCATCTTAACTTTTTAGCAGAATTGTATGGCACTAAACGCAAAGCAAAAGGGGAACAGATGGGAGCTACTTTGTGCCCATATACTGAAACCGACCTGGCCGCAAGTTGCGACTGCCCGGCTAATGAGCAAGGCGGCAGACGATGCCGGTA